TGAGCAAAAATTTGTGAAATTCCTGCAAAACTCTTTACAGTTAATTGCCCATAAGTACGACCAATCTCTGCCTTTGTATCAACCATCATTTCATATCTCTCATCTCAATTAGTACAAGGTTGAAAAGTTCTTTTTGGTCTTCTGTAATTTCAGAAAGTTTAATTTTTCTACCAAAAATCATTTCTACCTTTTTTAAAATCTTTTCTGCATTAGCTGGGTCTTTGCCGACAAGATTTCCCCAAAGAACTGAAGCTTCTTCCCTAATCTTATCAAAATCAAGTTCTTCTTCAACCTTTTTTTCAATCTTGTCTACCACCGTCGCGCCGTCTTTTTCTCTCTGCATATCAATTGCATCATTAATAGCTTCAACAAGTTCATTATAACCAAGTTTAATCTTTGGCGCGAGATAAGGGAATCTACTACCAGCCATAACAGTAGGAGTCTGACGTGTATAAAGCCATCTCTCACTATTACCCATTTCATCCCATTCGGTAGCAATATAACCAATAATATCTACTATTTGATTTACTACTTCATAACATCTCTTCGGCATAGAAGGAGCGAGAATTTCAATTTCACTATCATCAGCAGTTTTTTCTTTTCTTGTTTCAATATGTGAAATAAGAACAAGACCATAACCAAGCATTGTAATTTGTCTTAAACAAGATTCAAATTCTTTCTTTGCAAGACCCCAACCTTGACCCCACGCTATATCACGAATTGATTGTACCGCATTTTGCGCGCAGATATATTGCTCACACATATCATATGCAATTGTAGTAGTATCAATTGTAATAGTATCATACATTGCTTGTGCTTCAGGTTTCTTCAACTGACGCAAAACAAGTTTAAAGTCTGACCAACTGTTAATATCGACAGCTTTGATTCCATCAATAGCATTGTAGCCTTTCTCAAAAGCTATCAAAAGATTCTTAGGAAATTTGGAAGCCAAAGTGGTCTTACCCGTCTTTGGCTTTCCATATATAAGCATATATTTTCCTTTTAAATCTCTAGAGATAACTGTAGGCTCAATATTTAAAATATCTATTGCCATAAGTCACCTCCTAAAATCCGAGGTCATTAAATCCTGCACTTGTTGGCGCTGGAGTAGCCTTATGAGCTGTTCTAGACATATCTCTATCCTTCTGCTGTTCAAGTCTTGCCTTTCTTTCAGCAAGAGCTTCATCAAGGTCACTCTTTGCAAATGCAAACTCTCCTTCAAGAGGTTCCTGTGAACCACCGGTAATAATAAGGTCACTCTTATTAACCGTTCTAATCTTTTCTACTGGCTCACCGAAATCAACTTCTTCATAAGTTACTTCTGTCTTTGAGCTAAAGTCAAGTCTACCATTGGCCTTAACTGTATCACCAACTCCCCAATATGTAGATACGGCATTAATAACTCCATCTACTTCTGCATACATTGGAACCACATCAACCTTTCCGCCATACTGTGGAAGAAGTGCATTAATCTTATAACGACCAGTTGGCTCACCGTTTCTATCCATTTCTTCAGTGCCATTTGCTACAGCGAACTCAGCTGTAAAAGTTGCTTCTGGCTTGCAATCGGCCTTTGCAATTTTAGAAACAAATGAAGCATTAATTCTTGGGAATGAAACAAGGTGTCCATCAGCTGCATAATACTCATTCATACGAATATTTGCATTTGTGATACGAACTCTATCAGCCTCGTCTTCACTACCTGTGGACGCAATTGACTTGAATTCATTAGCTACTCTCTTAATTGATTCATAAGCTGGGTTTGGTTTACCTGCATTTGTAAGCTTTGCAGAGAACATATGAACCGGAATCATCAGTTCTTTCTCTACTCCACTAATCTTCTGAGTTACCTTAACAATAATTGAACCACCAATCGCCTCAACATCTTTTCCATTCTTTTTAAAAGTTGTTGGATTGATGTCGATTTCACTGAGTATACCTTCTACCTTAACTCTGTTTTCTGCTTGTCTTAACATTTAATTTCTCCTTGTTTCTGTTTACTGTACTTTTTTACGATTAAAGAAGGAGGCATATTTCAGCCTCCCTATTCAATACTTATTACTCAGCGTCTGCTGTAGGAGTCCAAGCCTTACCCTCGTCATTAAGAACGAAATAAGTAACAGCCTTCTCTTCGCCCTCTACTTCTACCTTTTCTCTCTCACCAAATCCCTTCTTCTTAAGGTCGGTAAGATTTGCACCAATTGAACGCTCTGTTCTTCCAAGTGCCTGTGCGAGTTCAGGAACAGAAACCTTTCCACCTGCGCTCTTTACATACTCAAATACTTCCATTGACTTCTCTGTAAGTTTTGTTGCTTCAATCATTTTAATTTTTCTCCTTAAATTAATTAAATTTGTTAAATTTTTATCAGAAAGCTTCTCTCAACTTTCTATATATATTATACTATAAATTTTAATAAAACTCAAATTTTAAAAAGCCAAAATTCCAATTACTTTTGCGTTTTTCAGTTTAATTGATTTTGTTCCTTGCGCCCCTTTGGAGAGGAGTTTTACCTCGTTTAGATTGATTTTAATTTGGGCATTGGAAGCTACTACAATTACTTCTTTTTGTACGTTGAGAGCGCCAAAGCCAACTAGTGCATCATCCGTATCATTCAATACATGGATGCGGCTGCCTTTGGTGGCGCGCCCTGTACATGAAAACTCACTTATTGATGTTCTTTTAATGTAGCCTTTTTCACTGATTGTTAAAAGCTCTTTCGTATCTGGGGTTATTACTTTTGCACAAACTAAATAGTCATCTGTGTTAAGTGTAATACCCTTCACTCCACGAGCGGCCCGTCCTATTGCGCGAATATCTTTTGTTTCACACATTACGAACTGACCCCGCGCTGTCATCATACCAATACGTTCATTATCTACGAATAGAATTGAAACAATTTCGTCACCTGAATCAAGATTAAGAGCCTTCACTCCACCTCTACGTTTTACATTATACTCTGAAAGCTTTGATTTCTTTAATACTCCGTTTTTAGTTAAGAAGATTATGTGTTCTTTTTGTTTTTTCTTGTTTAAGAATACGAGTTCTTTAATCTGCTCTCCAGATTTAATTTCAACGAGTGATTCAATTGGTATAACTTCTTCAAAAGGTAGGTCATGAGGTATGATTGAATAGCAGTTGCCTTGATTTGAAAACAAGAGAACTGTGTCAAGGTTTGTACCCGACGCAGTAGCAATTACATATTCACCTTTGCTCATTTTGAATTTATTACCTACCCCACCGCGGCGCTGCGTGTACAGTGTCGATACGGTTGTAATGTAAATGTTGTTTTGATTCGACAGGTTAATTAAAAGTTCGTGAGTTTCTGTCGGTTCTTCATCTTCTTTTGCTATATTAAGAATTTGAGTGCGGCGCACATCGCCAAATTTGTTTGCGACATCACGCCAGCCTTTAATGAGCTGAGCATTAAACTCATCTTCATTGTTAATTATATTATATATGAAATCTCTTTCTTTTTCAAGTTTTGACTTTTCAGATTTTAACTTTTCAACTTCGAGGTGCGCCAAGCGAGCAAGTTTCATATCGAGAATTGCTTTTGTCTGTGCTTCATCGAGGTTGTAATTCTCCATAAGACGCTGGCGCGCCTTCTGCGTAGACTCAGACGATTTAATTGTACGGACTACTTCGTCAATGTTGGCGAGACAAATTAAAAGTCCATCAATTATGTGAAGTCGGTCTTCGATTTTCTTTAAGTCAAACTCATATCCTCTTCTATATACCTCTTTTTCATGGTCGATATGTGCTTGAAGCATTTCTTTCCAAGTAAATACTTTTGGGAAACGTCCATTATCAAGCATTGTAAAATTGATTGAATAGTGAGATTGAAGTGAAGTGTTCTTATATAGATATTTTAAAACTTTGTTTGGATTTGCTTTTTTGGCTAAATAGATTTTGATAAGAGGTGTCTTTCCAGTAAGGTCATTAAATCTGTCAACTCCCGGATTTTCTTCTCCATTAATAATGTCTTCAAGCTCACCGCAAATTGTATTTGTATAGACTCCATATGGTATCTCCGTTACTACAAAGCAATTTTCTTTTTTATCGAAATCAACTACACTACGCAGTTTGCAAGCAAAACCCGAACCCTTCTTCATTGAAGCCTTCACATCGGATTCGTTTAATAAGATGGCGCCGGTGGCAAAGTCAGGCGCGATATAGATTTCTTCAAAATCGCAGTCTGGATGGAGCAAAAGATGTTCGAGCGCCTTGTTCATTTCACACAAATTGTACTGTGGAATTGAGCAAGCTGCACCAACCGCAATTCCCATAGAACCATTACAAATATTATAATAACCTTTTGATGGCATTACTGAAGGATAAGTATCAGTGTCATCATAGTTAGCTCTCCAATCAGCGATAGTATCTTTGTTTATATCTGCAAATATTTGTTCTGTTAATTCTGAAAGTCTTGTTTCTGTATAACGTTGGTGCGCCCAATTCCCACTTTTCATTAAGTTTCCGCAGTTGCCGTGTATATCAACAAGTGGATAGCGCATAGCAAAAGGTTGGCCAGCGCGCATTAATACCCCAACCGCAGAAGAATCACCATGAATGTAAAAACGAGCAAGCGAACCAACCGCTTTTAAAGTTTTCTTATATGGTTTATTATGATAAAATTTATCGTCATAAAGTGCATATAAAATTTGACGTGCGGATGGCTTAATACCATCTCTCACATCTATTAGTGCGCGAGACTGTAAAACCGCTCCCGCATATTGAGTAAAAGACTCATTTATTATTTGATTTAAATCACTCATTTTATTCCCTTATTGTACTAAAATCAATATTATTCATTATAAATTCTTTTCTTGGTTCTACTTCTTCGCCCATTAGCTCATAAAGTAAATCAATAGCATTTGGTGTATACTCCATGACTTCTAATCTTTGACACTCTGAATTAAACATGGAAGCCTGTGCAGTTTCTGGGCTCATCTCTCCAAGTCCCTTATTACGAGTTAAGTCTCCCTTAACCTGTTTCTTCTTCTTAGCTTCTTCTAATTCACTGTCGGTAAAATAATAAGTTTCTTTACCTTTATTATTGGCTATATAAAGTGGGGCGCGAAGCCAGCATAGACGCCCTTCTTTTATAAATTCTGGTGCGAGATAAGTTAAAGCTGCCATTATTAAAAGACCAATATGATAACCGTCCGAATCAGCATCAGTGCATATACCAAGTTTACCATAACGAAGTTTAGATGCATTATATTTACCAGGTACAATATTCATTGCACTAAGTAGAAGTTTAATTTCCTCATTGTTGAAGATTCTTTCTTCTGAATTTGATAAACAATTAATTATTTTTCCACGTATTCCAAGCAATCCATACTTTGTATAATCACGTGCTTGAGCCATCGCGCCAAGGGCAGAATCTCCCTCACAGATTAGAAGCGTTGAGTTCTGTCCAAGAAACTCTGCATCTTTCAATTTATCCGAAGCAAAAACCTTTTTCTTCTGATTCTTTTCAATTTCCTTTGATGCTTCGAGAACTTGCTTGCGCGCCCTCTCTGCAGCACGTTCGGCTTTAAGTTCTTTTGTCAGTAGGTCAAGTACAGATTCAAACTCATTCACATATCTGCGACTAAAGTCCTCTAACATTTGTCCTGTCGCACGCTGCGCCAAGCCTCGAAGTTCAGGGTTGTTGACTTTGGTCTTTGTCTGATTTGCAAATGAAGGATTTGGTACTTTACAATTCACCACATAAAAAAGACCAGACCTTGCTATATCTTCACTAAATTCTCCTTTAAATTTCTTTTTGAAGAAATTCGTAATAGCTGTCTTAACTCCGGTAAGTGACGTGCCGCCTTCTGGATTGGCAAGACCATTTGTAAATACATACCAGTGTTCACTTCGGTCGGCCGCCCACTGCATAGCTACTTCACATTCAATTCCATTTTCTTCTACTGATATGTAGAGTGGAGTTTTATGAATTGGTTTGGTAATTGATTCTTTTAAGAAATCAAGTATTCCATTCTTTGAGAAGTATTCAACGTATTCATTAGTAACACGATTAATTAATCTAAACCGCACGCCCTTCGTAAGATAAGACCAATTTTTACACATTTCTTTGAGTTCATTAAAATTAATCTTAATCGGTTCAAGATTATATACTTCTTCAGATGGAATAAATGTAACTACAGTACCAGGCTGATGTTCCGTATCATCTATAATTTCAAACGATTCTTTTATACCATCTTTTAGTATGAGCGTGGCGCGCTGGCCATCACGATAGGATACGGCTTTGAAGTATTTACTTGACAAAGCTACACCTTTCGACCCTATGCCGTTCATCCCAGCTACATTCTGATAAACCTTTTCATTAAATTTACCACCGGTATGAGCTTGAGTATAGATGGCTTCCATAGCTTCCGTTCCATCTTCTCTAATACCAAAAGGAACGCCACGCGCATAATCTGCTACTGTAACTTTATTATCTTTATCTAATTCTATTATAATTAAATTTCCGAAACCCATTGTAGCTTCATCAATAGAGTTGGTAATAATCTCACGTACACATTGAAGTACGCCTTGATTATCTGCGCTACCCATATACATGGCTACACGCTCACGCACCGCATCTCTGAAGCTTAAAGTTTCTATATCATTAGCTGTATAAGTCACACTATAGTGCCTCCTGTATTATATTTATATTATCTATTTTAGCCTTACAATGAATAGAAACTTCACATTGCATATCGTTTTCTTCTTCGTGAAGTTCAATTCCTTCAAAAACTACTTCTAAATTAGTCGGTAACCAAATAGATAAAGTTTCCCCATCAGTACCTATAATTTTTACTGATTGTACATCTTTATTACTTTGAATTATCTTCATTAATTTGTGTCCTTACATTAATTGGTGCAACATCCTCTGGGTTGACGTTTGGTGGCACATATCTATGAGCAGGGCGCCAACGCCATCCATCTTTCCATACGAGGAAATAAGTTTGCTGAAGTCCATCGTAGTAGTCAACCGCAAGAATTGTTTCAACCTCTCCTGTATCAATCCTCTTCGCTTTGAACATTAGTCGGCCCTTTCAATTACTTCATACTCATCCATATCTGGAACAATAGCAAGGCCAGACCAAGTTCCGTGGATTTGTCCCATGTCGTCTATAAGACGTACAGTACCTTCTACACCTGTCATTTGCGGTTCATCTTTCATGTAGTTGATTCGTATTTTGTCACCTATATTTACATGTGTCATTAGTCTATCTCCTTAAATTTAACTCGTTCATTTAGTTTTCCTGCACACCTGTCACAAAATGGACTTACCCAACCTTTAGAAATTTTAGTGGCTGGGCGCCCACAACATATACATGTACGATAGGAAAGTTCTTCATACTTGTCAATTATATCCTGAAGTTCACGATAAATTGACGAAGGCGCGCCGTCATCATACCAACGAAGACCAGCAAACTTTTCTTTTACTTGTACAACACGATAATCGTAAAGATATCTGCCTTTTATTAGAACCTTTCTAATTTCCTCACACATCTGTTTTCCAAAGGCGCGACGCCAACCATATGGCATGTCGTCGAGATAGGTATATGGATATTCTATTGGCTTATCAGTTTTCCAATTTCGTATAATGAGGAATGGATAACGCTTACAAATACGTTTATATTTCATTTTAATTTGTTTCTTTTTAATACGCTTGTTCATATATATCCCTTTTCTTTCATAGCCCAAGAAATATATTCATAATGAGCCTTTAAACCGTTATATTCTTCTGCCATTTCATCGAGTAACTTATCGAAGTATTCTTCAGTAAAACTCCAAGTTATAACTTCACCTGTTGATTTGGAAATAAGTTCAATATCATACATTGGTACATTAGTTGAAGTTCTCCAAAATTCTATTTTTCCTACATCGTAAAAATTTGTTAAGTTAATTCTCATATAATCTCCTTTCTACTTCTATATTATAATTATATCAGATTTTAATAAAAAATGCAAATTTGGAGATTATCTATTCAGTAATGCCACTTAAATATAGAAAAATCGAAGTAAATTGGAGGTAATTTATGACAATTGATAAGATTATGGAATATATTTCCTCTAATCCAAGGTCAGTTAATAAGACAGTTATTAGAGGAATGTTGGAACAACTTGTAAAGGACGTAGAATGCGCCAGCGCTGTAGACGTACCGGAAGTTCCACAGATAGATATTGATGAGATTGTTATTAAGAAGAACGGTGTGTTTAGAGCACCGGAAGGAAAGGCTTATAACAAAGTTATTGTAAATATAAAAGAAGAGAAATAAGATGAGGATACTTTCTCTGAATATATTGACATCAGTGCTTTAAAGTATGAGGAGGGAATAAATGAGTAAAGAACAAGTTATTGATTATGTAATGACAACTCCTGGAAATCCGAATAGAGCGGTTTTGAGTGGGATGTTAGATGACCTTGCGAGTGAAGGTAGTGGCGGTCTTGAATACGTCAAGGATGCCCCGGATATTGATGGTGATAAAAGCTATGCTGTCATAGAGAATAATGTCGAGGGTGAGTACCCTAATGTTGCTAGTGGCTACTCTTCTCATGCTGAAGGTGATAGCACAACCGCAAGTGGCGAATCTTCTCATGCTGAAGGTTGTGGCACAACCGCAAGTGGCGACTATTCTCATGCTGGAGGTTATCAAACAACCGCAAGTGGCTACTCTTCTCATGCTGAAGGTGATGGCACTACCGCAAGTGACGAATCTTCTCATGCTGAAGGTTGTGCCACAACCGCAAGTGGCAGCTTTTCTCATGCTGAAGGTAATAGCACAACCGCAAGTGGCGACTATTCTCATGCTGGAGGTTATCAAACAACCGCAAGTGGCGACTATTCTCATGCTGAAGGTTGTGCCACAACCGCAAGTGGCGACTATTCTCATGCTGGAGGTGATGGCACTACCGCCAACCATAAGTCGCAACACGTTTTTGGCGAGTATAATGTGGCAGACCCAAGTACTGCATCGAGCACAAACCGTGGTACATATGTTGAAATAGTAGGCAACGGAATTTCTTCTAACCGTTCCAACGCTCGTACCCTTGATTGGTCAGGCAATGAATCGCTCCAAGGTTCACTCACGCTTGGCAAGGGAACTGCTGATGAAGTAACAATCACAGCTACACAGCTTAAAGCACTTCTTGCAACGCTTAATGCATAGTAGTTGACCCTAATGATATAATAGCAATATCAGATTATGAGTGGAGACATTCGTATCCTTAAACAGTAACCGAGCGTGGCGGTATTTAATTTAAATAAAAAGACGGGTTTAAACCCGTCTTTTTTTATGTCTATTCCCAACTGACCATTTTGGTCTTCTTCTTTTTCTTCGGTGGCATCTTTGCCCAAAGTAGACAATCTCTCGCTCTTGTTGCTGCTACATAGCACAGACGCGCCTCTTCATCGTTATAGGCTCTTATATTATACGAAAGAACACATTTATTCTCCAACCCCTTCGCGCTATGTACGGTCAAAATCTTAACCGTATCTTCCTTCATTTTCTCTTCTATCTGTGAATTAGTCAACTCTGCCTGCTTAAACGTATCCGTCGGTACATCAAGTCCTTCAAACAACTGCGTAAACAAATCTATATCTGCGTTGGTTCTACAAAGTACAAACCAATCTCCCCAGCTTGTATGGAGTCTCTCCTTTGTACGCACAAGTGAATGTGCTGCCTCTGAAGGTGTTAAATTGCCTTCGATAACCGAATACAGCGCACGGCCGCTTCGTTCAGGAATTGAATCGTCTTCATAGTCTGGACCAAGTCGATAGAGAAACTTTTTTGCAAAATGAAGTATGTCTGGTAGGTTACGATAGTTCTGTCTCATTCGGTAGACCGTTACACCAGGTTCATACATTTTATTAATAAGGTATTGTGGGTCTGCACCGGACCATCCATAGATTGATTGGCGATAGTCGAAGAAGTACATATAGTTGTCTGGATTAAGAAGTTCAAAGAATTTGAATTGAGCTTCTGTTGAATCTTGACCTTCATCAAGTATCAAGTGTGAGATATGTTTGATGCAACTTTTATTTTCTTCAATACGAGGAAATAAATCGTCAAATCGTTCTTGGTCAAGCAAATCTCTTGTGTCAATGGCGCCGCCGCGAAGCAAGTAATTACAATAAGAATGCACAGTGCCGATGAACAAACCATTTGGATAACCAAGTCGTTCATACATAACTGAGGCCGCGTTATTCGTAAAAGTAATTGCCACAATTTCTGATGGGTCCACACCACTATCAAGTAGATATTTAAGTCGACCGATTAGCGTTTGTGTTTTTCCACTCGCTGCTGCGCTACAAACCAATACATGTGGTTTGTCTGTAGTAATAATTTGTTTTTGAATTTCATTAAATTCTGTCATTTTTCCTCCTCCCCGAACAGTTCGAACGGGT